CATCCATTTCATCCTTACTCTTTGAGAGTTGGGAAAGGAAATGTGTTTGGGAAGCTTTAGATAATGGAGGAATACCGGTGAGAAGTTCGTGATTATAATTATAACAATTATTTTCATTAATTCTCCGAAGGTGATTGAAAGACTCTTTTCAGAGTCGATCAAGACCTTTCACCCGGATTGCTACATCTCTATGCTGCTCTCTGATTTTATCAACACTTTCTATACGCATGTCTTTGATATTTTGAATTAAATCAAAATGATCTTGACTTTTATAACAAGTTTGTATAGCCTTTCGGCTAGACAATAACTTCTCATAAAGAGCGTGTAAAAGTGGCTGACTTTTTAGCTTGGGTATTTCAAAACCTGGTAAAGATTTATACGGAAGTATATAATCTTTAAAGATTTTTGAAACATCTCGAGCTAATTTCTCAGATTTAAAATCGAGAGTAATGGTTAGCAGCCCCAACATAAACTGTTGGACTAGCTGTTCACTTGGCATACAAGTTTCATCAGGCATTTTCGATAAGAGATACTTACGTAACTCTCATTCAGAAACATGCCCAAATGAAAACCTTTGTGCCAAGTAAAAATCTTTACAATAATTATACATACGACGGAAAGTCCAGTGACTTTTCCGTACGTGTATGTTATTATAAAGTAAACATACTAGTTGTAAGACTGAGCCATTAAAAATAATTGAAGGAATTCTTGTTTTATACACATAAAGTAATTGTAAAATTACATGTGGAAAAACAATATTTCCTAAAATTCCTTTTAATGGTACACCGCTAATTTCGATTCCCCGTCTGATCCATCTTTTAGCAAATTCATATGTATTAAATGATACATGTGTTTTTGCTAGAGAAATGTCAACTCCCATTCTCATCATAAGACCTATATATTTCTCAGCAACTTTATCATTATTAATAACGATATCGTCACCTAGAATAATATAGTCTTTGAAGTCTCTTATACCAGCTTTAAAAGCTGCATAATGGACTACAAGATGATGAGCTAGAGTGAAGGCCGCCCAAGAGCTATAAGCTCCCATGGGTTGACCAACACTATAGCGGTAGTGAACATTTTCATGCACAAATGATCTGTCAACTAATATTGATTCTCAACATTTAGAAAACTTGTATGATTTAAACATCACACGAAGTAATCTACGTTGGATCACTATTGGAAAACGATCAGTTGCTGCAGAAAGATCTAAAGATCAGAATTTATTTCCTTTAGGCTTTCAATTATGAAAAGGATCTTGAGTAAAAGTCCTATCTTGTGAGAAATTATTAAGTTTACTTAATAATATATCATGGATAGGTCTTAAAAGAAACTGAGAGGGGTAGTCTAACATGGCTACAACTCTTCGTTTCAGATCAGGATCTTTTATTATTGAGAGCTTACCTAAACAGCCTGGCTCTATATCTAACCATTTGAAAAGCCGATGGTCTTCTCACATATCTTTTATGAGATTACCAAAGACTTTCATATAAGTTTCTTGACCTAAAAAGTTAACAAAGTGTGTTAACATATTATGGTGCAAGTTACTCATGGAAAATAAAGAGTAGGGAGCAGAAAGCGTTGATTTTCCAAAAGGTGAACCTTTTCCACTCACATAGTGGAGTGAAGGATCATACTTAGGAAATTCAGCATAAAGATCAAACTTATTTACGAAATGTTTAACAAATTCCATAGGGATTAAGAAATTTTTCTTACCCTTATATGGATCTGTTATCGTATCGAATTTAGGTTTAATCTTACTTTCTTCTATTTTAGTTGGTTTGACACTTCTTGTGTAAGACAGAAGAGTGTTTAATGATCTAAGATCATTTACATTCTTGCTATCTGCAAGAGGTTTCAAATAACTAAAACGTTTAGGAAAACCACCTTCAGTGGAGATGAAAAACTTATTATGGATAATAGGTCTTCCTGCAACATACCTTGTTATAAGTAATTTAGAATTCTTATAGTAAGATATAGCGTAGGCAAGACCATTCTCCTTTCTAAGCTTTTCAAAGAAGCTAAGGTATTTGGAAGTAATGGACTTTTGAGTTCCAAATAAGATGTTAAGAAGTCTTTGAATAATAATTTTATTAAGTAAAGTTATTTTCATTGATTTTTTAATGTTTTGTTTAACTTAAATGTCAAAGGGAATCCGAAATATGGTGAGTAAATCGGGTCTTCAACTTGGATAGAGGGTTAAACTCCTCTATTGGCACGAAAGTGCCCGCGAGGGTACACTTTATTAAGGTGTGCC